GTGCTGGATTGGCTTGAGCCCATCCAGAGCGATCCGTAATCTTGCAATACTGTGGCGCTGAGTATTCATAGAACCCAAAAGACTTAGGCGGGTGTTCTAAAGCCCTTTCCCGCATGCCATTTAAGACTGTCGAGAAAGCGTCTCCTGCATTAGAGGTAAGAAGCGTCTGAGAATTTGGACGCGCTCGAGTTGTAGGGATTGCCGCTCGATATCCTTCTTCGTGAATTTCACGGAGTTCGTCGATGAATAAGAAGTCTGCAGTTCGTCCGCGAGAGCCGTCTCTAGTCGCCGCAACAACGTCAAGCCTTCTTCCGTCCAGCATCTCAATAGACTCAGTTCCGTTGGCGTACCGAATCTGTTTAACGAATCCTTTGAGATGGTCATTGGTCTCCAATACCTGTGCTACTTGTCGGAATGTGTCGAGTGCCATGGCTCTATTCGAGGACATGATAAGAATGTTCTTGCTATCCCACTTAAGAAGGTGGGCAAGTATAAGCATACGAGCTAAATGAGTCTTGCCGTTCTGTCTGGCTATCAAAAGCAGGTTAGTCTTACGAATCCAATCGCCGGACTTGTTAACTGTCAGCATGTCTTTAAGAACATGCTCCTGCCAAGGCAATAACGGCATGCCTATGATTTCACATAAATCCTTGACGTCTTGGAGCTTAGAATCGCCCTTTGCTGGTGGACTGAATAGCCGTGGTTTCGTTGCCCCTCGTAGCTTCTTGGTACGTGCCGCCATGACTAGGCTCAATTACCTATCGGTCTGGCTGTAAAGGGTGTGTCCTCCGCCATGACTGAGCGTGTTGGAGAGATATTGTCTGGAAAGACAGGGGGGGTAACCTGTCGCTGCAAAAAAAGCCCCTCTGAGCGTGACCCTTTACTACTATTGCACCTTCTACAAGCTGCTACTAGATTATCCATATTCACAGGATCACCGCCATGCTTGATACTAATGACATGATCTACAGTATTAGCGTCTTGTCCACAATAGAAACATGTATAACCATCACGTGCTAAGACCTGTAGTCTCACACGCTTATAATCTCTACTTAATCTAGGGTCGCCTCGCTTGCTGCTCAATGCCAACCCAATCTATTGAAGTGTAGTAATGCTTTACATGCACTACCACTATACCTATGGTCTATGTACTTAATCCCATACTGTACCTGCTGTATAGGACTCTTATCATAGATGATAGCGTTCTTTATCTGTGGTATCCCATAGGTATGATACTTACCAGATAGGTTACCTATTGCTCTTGGATTAAAGGCTGACTCTTTACCATATAGCGTAATAAGGCAAGCAGCTTCTTTATGATCCATAGAAAGGCGAATAAAAGTCTTTGGATTTATAGCATCTATTGAGCCACTAGATGCGTGACTCATGGGTAAGCATAGAGCTCCCACTAATCCTAATGCTACCCACCGCGCTACCCGCTTCAGCGGCGCTGTGTGAGCCCCTTTAAGGGCTCTAGCCTGTAGGATACCATGCCAGTCAAGTTTCCACAGGCGCTCTGCGTGTCGCAAGCGTGAAGTTAACTTATGTGCTGAGTTATCAACAGGCTGTGCATAATTAGTTGTCTGTTGAATAGAATCCTGAGCCCTTGAATTGGATATTAGGAACTGAGTAAATCTTCTGCATCGAGCTGTGGCAGAACTGGCAAGTAACTGTGTGTGGTTCATGAATAGATAACTCCTTCTCGTAGCGCAAGTTAGCCTCGCATTCCTCGTTGGTACACTCAAACTCATAGATGGGCATTACACGTCCTGCATGGCACATTAACCAACTTCCACGATCCACACGATGTGCATCTCTCAGGTTCTAATTGTACCGAGTCTGTCTGAATATCTCCGTAACCTGCTCTAAGCAATAATTGAACCAAGTCACCAAACCGCATAAACGCCAAATACTCGGCAGCATTTTCTCCTTGGGTGTTCATGCGACACACCACAAACGGCAGTTCTTTGCCAGCCGCTCTCTTGGTAACTTGTTTCAACCATGCGAGAGGCTGGAACTCTGTCCTCGCTTTGATTTCACAATCGAAAGGCACATTGTGAATATCTTTACCAGCCCCTCTACCGACGCTAGCGTTCTCCCACCATAGAGATAAATAGGATTCAATTACTCTTTCGGTGCGATAGCCTCGATGTTTCCTGCTCTGAGACATAGATTAGGTTATGCCTTACCAGCAGAATTAACTACGCCGCACTTGCATGTCCAAGATTGCTGCAAGTAACGATTCTTGATCTGTAAAATTGTTGGGTGCTCATTACACCCTTGGCAGATAATGGCGTAACCCATATCTTGTAGAATCTGTGCAGAAGCTCTTATATGCTCCATCGCCTCATCATCTGGGAACTGTTCGTATTCATTATCTTGATTCATGAAATATAACTTACCCATTGCGCTTACCCCATGTGCCATCTGGCTTAATCTCGTACCAGATTGGCTCACACTTATCGTCAGCGCCTTTTTCTGAGCCGCTAGTTATCTGATTAGGACAGCGCCAATGACCCCACGCTTTACCCGCTTTGCTCACACCATGTTTCCATATTCGAGCCCCATGAATACAGCTCTCGTCTGGCATTGTGCCGCCAAGTACGGATTTCACCGTCTCTACTGCTGTCTCCATAGTCTGTGGTGCGGGTGATTCCCAAGTTGTCCATGGATCATCTGCCTTTGCTACTGGAACGTATTGTATTGCTGTCTCTGCCATCTTTGCCTTTACTTCTGCAATCGATGTAACTACTGCTTGCTTTGCAGCGACTTTCGCCATCTCTTCGCGGCTTGGACGCTTTCCCTTTGTCGCATAGCCAGCCGTTGCGAGCGCACGACCAATCGCAGAGGTTTCACAGTTTTCAAGAGCTGAAGTAGCATTAACTCCACGACCCTGAATCGTCTCTTCCGCGAGCCCAGTGCTCCAAGGGTGTTGATCAGCCTCAGTTCGATATATGTAAGCCTGTACGATAAATCGTGAAGCACTTGCTTCAATAAGCTTTGTTTCAATTCGTCCATCAGGAAAATCCTCCCAAAATGATTTGCTATCTTTTTTATAACCAAGTCTTTTTTCGACTGGTTCGTAATCTTCTAGATTAAACATAGAGATCGTTCTCCTCTGTATGTAGTTGACCGCTTATTGCAGCGTACGCGACAAGGTCGACGTAAGTGTCTGACTTTGCAGTCTCCATGCTTCTTGCGATTTTGACCAATGCCATACACATCGCCACCTGATAATCCGTAACTGGCATTTCGAGGTATGAGCTCCAGAGTGCGGCTGTGCGCTGCATATTGTCGCTAGGGTGACCGTAATCAAGTCCTCGGTCTTGGATAGTAGCTCGCGCTTCGTTGAGGTAGTCACGGGCGTTCACTTCTTATCCCATGCCTTAATAAGTTGCTGATTGTATGATTCAATCATCTTTGCATCTCTAGCCTGTAAACCTTCGTAATGCTTGCGTACTGCCTTGCGGCCTGCTACATATCCGTTAGCGTAGCCAGAGCGATTGCCCAGCCAAAACGCGCCACAGATAAGAGCGAAAGTTATGATCTGTCCTATTGTCATTGTGAGCCCTTCTGTACCCGTATTTCGTGTACGGCAGAAGTATTACATCAGACGGAGGCGACAGAAGCCAAACTTGTATAACGAAACGATAACGATTTCGTCCACAGTCTCGTCACCAAAATCGGGTCTAGCGAACCCTTCCATAGACCTTGCCCTGCACGATAAACGTGCCGTTCTTCTCAATGTTAATAATGTCCACTTGAACCGTTGATCCATGCACATACATGATGGCAAAAGCCTGCTGCCAATTAGCCGTTCCCTTGGTGTATGAAGCCTGTTTGAAGTCCATGAGGTTGCCTACCTCAACACCGTGTAGAACACGCCCTAAACGCCCTCCAGAGGCTTCTGTGAAGGCGCTGCGCCCTGCTCTGTGAGTATGTCCTGAGATGACGTTCTTGCCGTGCCTACGGGCTGCTTCGAGGGCTGATAAACCGCCTAGCTGCTTGATGGGCGTATGGTCGCCGTGGACTGCAATCCAGTTAGGCGCTATGTTCATGGGAGTCTTATGGAAGGTTATGCCTAGTTCATCGAATTTCATGAACTTCTCAAACCTGAGTTCTGGCAAGGATAAGAAGCTAGGAATCTTCTTCATGATTATGTTGTAGATGCGGTCTGTGTGGTTGGATCGTATGCAATCTGTAACGCCCAGTTCCCAGAGAAGGTCAACACACCTATCTCGGTCATCGCCTAGAGTCTGCTCATAGGCTTGCGGCGTACCTTCTGACCACTTGGATATAGTCTGGAAGTCAATCTCGTCACCAATAGTAACTGTCTGGTCTGGCTTAAATTTCTGAAGGAACTTGGCAATGTTATTCACGACATGCACGTCCTCGAAAGGCACTTGCAGGTCTGAAAGAATCACAATTCGCTTAATCGTCGTCCTCGTCATCGTAGGGGATATTGTCTATGCGATTGGGAAGTGAGGGCAAAATCCAATCGGGATAAGCATCGCGATCTACGATAATTGCAAGAGCAATATCTATAGCAAAACCGCTACGGCGTAACGCTTTATACATCTCATTCAATGTAATAGCCCATGAATCTAAAGCGTTGTAAGTGTCGAGGTCGATGAACTTTTTCTTAGCCATAGGATAAGTGTTACTTACCTAACAGCTCGATGATTGTATCGACACGCGTTTCTAGTCGGTTAACTTGGTCTTTAATTGACCCGCCGCCATTGGGCTTAAGTTCGCTCAAGTAATGCTTAATCATGAACTGGACATACGCTGCAACGCCGCCTAGAACTGTGATGATTGCAACGGCTAAAGCCGCGTAGTCCTGTGCGCTCATTAGATGACCGTAGTAAAGACATAGAGCGTGGCTGTGCCTGTATTGGTTACAGCCCAGACTTCGTTGCCTTCTGGAATAATTGTTTGGTATTTGTCATTGTTATCAAGGCGAAATCCTGTTGATGAGGTGACTGTATTGTCGCCACCAAAATAGATTGTTCCGCCGGCGTGAACCCAGAGGCTAAGGCTTGATTCAAGAACGCGTCCCACAAGCTGAGGCGTTGTGGTGATTGTCATCTGCTTACTTGCTGACATGGTTACTTCTTAGGCGTGGCGTAACCGAATACACCTGCAACTAGTGATCCTAGGATTGCGCGGTAATCCAGAGCAAAGTTAGAGGTAGTACCCCATACTGCTAGGAACGCTCCAACTGACATTATGTAAGGGTTCTTCATGTTCATGCTTTTCCACCTATCATTGGGATATTAAAGAAACTACCGTCTGTATCGCCCGCTTGAGTAAAGCTGATATGGCAATGATGATTGTGCTTATTAGCCCCATCGTAAGGACGCCAAGCCCAAGCCTTCTTAGACGATGCGATTCTTCCATCGAAGATGACATAAGCGATTCTCTTATCGCCAGCTCGAGCACAGAGTCGTATCTGATCTGCAAGGTTAGGCATGAGGTCGGGCTTTGGTTTACCAGATAAATCCCTGTCAACGTCAATCGCTCGTACGATACCCATTGCATCAGGATTGTGGTCAGAAACACCTGCTTGATGACGTGTGTCGCCAATCCAGCCGTCTGAGGTGCAATCTCTATCTGGGTAACTATCATCGACTTGAAGCCTTAACTGTTGCCCCGCTTTGCATAACTTAGGAGTCATGCCAATAGCAGTAATGCTTCTTCGGCAGTAATGCCTAGTCGTGCAAGAAGTGCAGCCTTAGCGGCAGCGTTATCTTCTGCAATTTTTGCCTTCCAGTCATCAACCTTGGCAAATCCATCTTTGAATTCTTTTTCAGTGATTGGATCGCATTTTTCAAAGACAATGCCTTCATAGTCATCGCCTGAGATGCTCCAACCACCGTTAGGGATAAGCATTTGTAATACTTCAAAACCGTAAGCCATATTAAGCACCAATTTCCATGAGAACGATTGTAGATGTTGAACCATATTGGACTGTAACTGTGCCTGTGCTATCGATGTTATTCAACTGTGTCTTATAAGTCACGGCAGAAGTTGTTGCAGGAGAATCTAGGTAAGAAACACCAGCACCTGCCACTTGGTTGGTCGCTGTAGAAAGTGTCGATCCAGTTGATTCAGCGAACTTAATGATTTCTGTACCACTGCGGAACAACTTAAGACCCATTCCTGTATTGCCAGTCTTGTAAAGCCCTTGCTGCTGAACAATCACTACAATTTTAGATGTAGAAGCTGACGGAGTGATTGTGGCAGTCAAATTGGTATCTACAAAAGTAGATGTAGTTGATGACGTTGCAGTCGAAGTTGAAGCTCCTACAACCTGTAACACCTTGCTACCCGCTCCCCATTTGACGCCCAATGAAGCAGTTGAATCTGCTGTCAATACCTGTCCGTCTGAACCTACTGGGATTCTTGCGTTAGTTGTTGAATAACCCCATACATCACCTTTAGTTGTTAAAGGAGAAGAAAGACCACCACCACCAATGGCTACCCAAGCCGAACCGTTATAATACTCAGTTGAGTTAGTTCCTTTAAGGAATGTCACCATTCCCTGCTGTGGGCTAGTGATAGCCGTTGAGCGAGCAGAAGAATCTGCAAAAACCATAACGGTCTGACTCATCAAGTAGCCGTTAGTATCGGCGGCGGTCAGAATATCTCCTGTCGCGAAAGTCTTAAATCCTTGTCCTGCTGCCATGGTTCTCCTAGTAACTCAATGTGTTAGTGCCGATTATACCGTAATACGCACTATTCAATACGAATCCATCGGCGATGGGTTCGAGTGTTGTAATTGTGCACATCATCTTGCTTGGGCTGATATCCCATTTGACGCCCTGATATTGCAAGTTTTTCACAATAGTTGAACCGTCTGGCTGGATATTGGTTATGAGCAAGTTATCAAAGAAGTCCAGACCAATCATCGTGTCGGTTGGTACTGCTGTATCGAGCAAGTCCACAACCATCTCGTCAATGCGGATATCGGTTGCCTGTCGGGTAGCCACATATTCCAAAGCAATGTTATTGACGATGGTATCTGTCTCAGCTACAAGGTCGGTTTGGGTAATGCTGTGAGGGAAGTATTTATCTATCGAGCCTTGGTTTGAGGCTACCTGTGTTGATCCACCGACTCGAGCGAAGTTGGCTTGGTTGATGATGAGCTTGTCATCGAAAGAGAACTTGAGGTTACGGTAAGGAATTCCGCCAGTCTGATTAAAAGCTACTGGTGTCTTAGATAACGAGTTCATAACGTCTGTACGGTTTTTGAATATGGCTGTGCCGGCGCCGTTCATGTAGAACGCGCCTGTCTCTGAGAAAGCTGCGTTAAGAAGCGCAGCGAGGCTTGTACGGCTTGTGCCGGGGTCTACAACGCAAGTATTTAATCCTGTAGAATTTGTGCGCATTGTTGATGGAAAAGAGATTTGGTCAAGTATAGAGTTCCATCGAGCAGAAGTAGTCTGCCCTGCTGTGCCACCTGAGACGGTAGTGATGTTAGCCATCTGGAATAAACGGAATCCGTCTGAGCATGAGATGTCCACGTAGCCTGTGTCCTGATTGACTGGATAGGTATATTTGTAGTCTGTCACATATCCAGAAAATAAAAATTTTTGAGTCGTAGCCGTTGTTGCCGCAACTCGGATTTTGCGTAAAGGAGCGAGATATCCGTAATAAGGAGACGCCGTGTTCTGAGGGTTAAAATAAGATTGAGGATCCAATACACGTACTACGCATGTACCAGCTTCGTATTGGTCGCGTTGGATATTGCGACCTCGAGTAATCGAAATTTGGTAAACGTTAGGGGTCAAATCAACTACAGGTTCACCGCCGCTGGTTTCAGCTGCTAATTTTCCTGTACCAAGCAAACCAAACTTAGCGTCTCCAAGGACTAAACCTTGAAAGGCAAAAGTCGCTCCCGCAGAATAATCAAACGAGACCGATATTTGTGCTGGTAGCGCCATTAGCCGAACATTCCAGCGATGCGACCAATCTGGCTAGGAGCGCCCGAAAGACTGTTGGACT